GTTTTGATATGGTTGTCACTAAAGGCGACAAGGTTTATCGGTGCCAGGTCAAGGCCTCAACCTTCCACACGCCTGATGGGCATCGATACAAAGACGGCAAGCTGCAATGGCACTTTGGCATCGGCTCAGATAAGCGACACCCAACCATTTCAGATTATGACTTCGCTGCTTGCGTCAGCATCCCACAGAGGCGTTGTCATTTTGTCCCAATCGAAAATATCAACCAGCTAACGATGTCGCGATCTGCGGCGATCTTCCACGATCTTAATATCGAAAGTACCTCATTCAATGAAACAATGGAGACTCTAAATGAGCGCACTGCTCGACCTGATCAAAGAACATGAGGGTGTTGTCAAACACGCTTATCAGGACTCAAGAGGTTATTGGACTATTGGTGTCGGACGGCTCATCGATGAGAAGCTGAAGGGCGGTTTGTCTGATGACGAGATTGACTACCTACTGGCAAATGATGTGAAGCGCTGTGAAGATGAGGCGGTCACATATCCCTTCTATGCAAAGATGGATGAAGCCAGGAAGGCCGTGATCATTTCAATGCTGTTCAATTTGGGCAAGCCCAATTTTGACAAGTTCCAGAACATGCAAGCGGCTCTCTTGGTCGGAGACTTCAACTTGGCAGCAAACGAAATGCTTAACTCGCGTTGGGCAACGCAGGTTGGCCACCGCGCCAACCATCTCGCGCAAATGATGCGCACAGGAGAGTGGAAGTGACCATTGAGAGCATCGCACAAAAAATGCTCGATTTGAAAATCCTGCCTCGTTTTATGATGGTTGTGATGACATTGGTTTACATCCGCGTGATTGAGTGGGGCATTTCTCTTGATGATTTATCAACTCAGCAAAGCGCGATGATTTCTGTTGTTAGCGGCAGCATGACAGGCTCACTAGCCGTGTGGCTAAATTCGGAGAAACACTGATGATTGCAATTTTGGGCAAAATATTGGGTTCAGGTGATGTCATCAAAAAAGGCATGGACTTGATTGATGATATGCACACCTCTGACGAAGAGGCCATCGCTGCCAAGAACAAAGCCAAAGTCGATCTCTTAAATAGTTACGCCCCATTTAAGGTCGCGCAGAGATACCTGGCATTGATGTTTGGTGGCACATATTTGTCGGTGTTCGTGATCGTCATGGGGATGACCCTGATTGGCGAGGGGGACATCGATAGCGTCAAGGCCGTCATGGGCGACTTCTATATTGGCGAGATAATGTTTGCAATCGTGGCCTTTTATTTCGGTGGTGGCGCATTTGAGGGCGTGATGGAGAAACGCGCCAAAAAATAGACTCGTGGCAACACACTCCCCCCTAATCAATGCTGTGGCAACACACTGGCAACACAGCGATTCGCTTTAGGTTTTCCGCCAGTTTTGCTAGGCTCATAACCTGAAGGTCGCAGGTTCAAATCCTGCCCCCGCAACCAAAAATCCCCATATTTCAATAATTTACAACCCCTCAAGATTTTTATCTTGCAGGGGTTTTCTGTGTTTGGCTCTATGCTTAGTGGCAACACAGTGGCAACACATCGTCAGGTTTTTTGTCTTTTTTGCTCATAAATGCTTTACTATTGCGCATAAATGCTTATAGTCGAGTTATTAGGTAATCAAAAGGGAGACCAAAATGACTACACGACTTAACATGACCGAAGAGCAAAACGATTTTTTAGCCTCAGTTATTAACGATATTCAATGCTGGCATGGTTACACAAAAGAGCGCGGTTTAATTCTTGACGGCTTCTCTTTTGTTGCATTTGACCTTTATATGAAGGCCTACACTTTAGGCATCGAAAAAATGCTCGACGCTCAAGTCATGCACTACGCTTACCAATATTTGATGAAGCTCGACGCCGATGACTTGCGCATTGAAGAGTGGGGCATTGACCCAGAAAATCGCGCAGAGGCATTCCCATATTATCAGGCGGCGGCTTAACAGCCCCGCCATTTATCTTGAGGGAGATAATGATGACTAATTACAACGTGAAGCACAGCGGTCAGGGGCTGCTTACTGTTTATCAAGACGACAAAGAAACCTCTTGGAAAATACAAAACAAAAATGGGCGGTGGATGTTGTACTGCGTTCTTGATGGCAAAACTCACGAACACCCTAGAGATTTCGCGGATATAATTCACGACCCAGAAAAGTTATCGGTTCATTTGGGCGGGGTATTTGACTGCCGTACTCGCAACTTGGCTTCGATATAATGGATATTTATGTAGGCGATCCGTATCAGACGGAACTATCAAACAGGGATGGCTCCAAGCGCACGACTTGGGCTGTCTCTTACAAAGACCTTACAGGCAAACGCAGACGCATCTTTGCGCAATCGGAGTCTGATATCCGGCGCAAGCTCAAACAGCTTGAGGTCGATTTGCAGACAGGCAAGCATAATGCGCACCGCATCGGGTTCGACAAGGTTGCGATTGAGGCTCTTGATGCACGAGCAAAATTGGTCGGCAAAAAGAACGGCATTAGACCGCAGACCTATGACAATGATGAGCGTCATTTGCGTCTGTATCTGACTCCGCATTTTGGCAACCAGCAGATGAAGCTGATCACAACAGGCGATATCAACCTGTTTATTGACCGAATGGCCTCTGATGAGGTGGCTCCCAAAACACAGCGCCATATCATCAACACGCTAAATATGGTCTGCAAATATGCGGTGGCAAAAGGCTATCTATTGACCAACCCTTGTCAGAAAGAGGACAGGCAACAGATACGCGGCTCAATGGGTGAGCGGAGCGGTTATCATGCAAACGAGGTGCAAACAATATTGGCGCAGGATATGACCCTGCAAGTTCGCGCCATGATAATGACCGCCGCATTTACTGGCCTCGCCGCAAATGAGCTTCAGGGGCTTCAATGGAAAGACGTTGACCTTTACGCTGGCACAGTTTCGGTGGAGCGCACAGGCTTCAGGTATATGGTGCAGGACGAGACCAAGACAGAGTATCGCCGCCGCACCCTTCCAATGCCGTCAGGATTGATCAAGACGCTCCGTGAGTGGCAGTTGCAATGCCATAGCCAAGTCTGGGTTTTCCCCGCTGTAAGCGGACGTATGGGCGAGCAAAACGCATGGCGCAAGCTGATTGCAACCGTGTGCCGCCATGCAGGGGTTGATGATAAAGGGCTTGGGGGGTTCAGGAAGTTTTACCACACCCAAATGGAGATGGCAGGTGTGCCAGAGTCTATTCGCAAATATCGGATGGGTCACTCAAAGCGGTCAACGACCGCGAGGATACATTACACAGACGCAGATATATCAGCCGCACAAAACGTGGCAGATATTGAAACCATCGCGGCTGGCGTCTCTCCATAATGACTGAATATTGGGCGTGGTGTGGAGCCATGTGTCTACCGCTCCATACCCAGCCCTTTTCTTCATATTGCTTAATTTGACTGTGCAAAACGTAGCGCACGATTATTCTGTGCGCCATACCCGCCAGCCGCAGTAAGGATGCTTTTTAATTTTTGAAGCGCCCTTGCCGTAATAATGACGTATCGACTCCCGAACTTTTCCAGCACTTTCATCATCGGGTAATAAAACAGACTCTCCCACTCTCATTTTTTGGGCAAGCAAGCCGCTCCAACTCACCTTCTTGCCACGTCCCTTGTGTTCGATTGAGTCCTCTATCCAGACAAATCGTCCCACGTTGCTTCTCCCTTTTGTATCCTCTCGCTTCGCCGCCACACATCTTCAAAGCAAGTGCGGCTGCACAACAATTTCTTCGCGCCATTCACGAGCCAACCAGAACCGTTTAAATCAATCGATCTCTGGCAGGCGGTGCATTGTTCGATGCGTGCCGTGACTCGTTTTGATTTGCTTTTCTTCCTGCGTGCCAAACTTTCCCTCGCTCAGTGGCATATGACAGGAACCGCAGCGCATCACATCCGGCTCGTCATCCCAGCGCCGCGCTCTGGTCAAACGCCCACAAAAATCACAAGTTATGTGCCTCTGGTATATCTGCCGAAACATCATCAAGCCTCTTCAAAGCCCTACTGATTAGCTCCAACCCAAGTTGCGCTTGCTGTTTTGGTGTCATTTCTTTTTGTGCTTGATTGCCGCCAATGACTAACAACACGCCATCAGGGTTGGGGATGCAGAGGATGGGGTGAACATCCTCTGGCTTTTTTATCCAATCATCGTTGAACGATGTGTCGATCATTTCTTCAGAAGGGGATCGCGTCATCTAAAGGAGCCTGCTTCTGTTGTTGTGGTGGTGGGGCTTGCTCTGCGCTTCGCTCTTTCCACTCACTGACTTTTAATCCCAAATATGGCTTCCCACCTTTACTGGTGTTCTTCCATGCAGAGACGCTATATTTGACACCTTCGATGGTGACCTCACCGCGCATATCAGGGCGCATTTCGTTGTCACCTTTGTCATTTGGGAACAGCGCCCCTTTCATTTCATTGTCCACTGATCTCATCCTTTCTCTTGCTAAACTTCTGGATCGTGTGTTGGTCAGTTGGTTTGACCCTATTGAACAGGGCAACCAGTTCGTCTCTGGTTTTTGCCTGTTGCAATTCTTCATCAAGCGTCAAAGGAGCAGCCCCTGACCCTGCGGATTTGGTGTCAGAGTCAGGGGGCGAACCTGAAAGGTGGGAGGAAACACCCTTCGGTTCATCATCGAAATAGCCGTTATCAGCGCCATCATTGTCAGCGTCCTCGACACCTTTTTCGGTGCCAAACAGTGACGCCAAGCCATAACGCTTGGCATAGGTGATCGCGCCCCCAACCTTCTGATTATTGGTGCGGTCATCGACTATGACCGGATATCGGCTCTCCCTTGTCTCACCTGACTC